TCTGTTTAAAGTATTACTTGGTGCGACCAAACTCTGGTGCACTTGAATCCAATGCCTTGAGGATTGGACCTACTAGACCAGTAACAAAGGCAATAGCCAGTGTCTTTGGGTCATGCTGACCTGCTGTGTAGAGAGCAATAACTGATGCTGCTGCTGCACGAGCATAGGACAATGCAATCGCTTTGATTTTGTTTGTGTCTAACATGTTTCTCCTTTATGATTTAAAGACTGGTTTACCAAAGCCAACGATAGTCACGGCTTGTGACTTGCGTAACTTGGAGCCGTTCTTCTTCTTGAACGCACGAACCTTGAGGCATACCTGCCCGCCGTTTCGTTGGTCACCCTTCTTATCAGGGGCTGTGTTGCCCTCAATACAGGTAACTGTTCCATCGCCGTTATCTTTAACGACAATACCGATATGTGAGATACGGTCTACGCCATCTCCAGGGAAATCAAAGAACACTATATCTCCTGGTAGTGGCTGAGCAGTATCACTTGCCTTCTCCCATTGGTCCTTCTTCATAAATGCTGAGGCTCCACCTGGTGTATACACACAGTTAGGAATCTTCAAGCCAACTTCATTGGCGCACCAGTTAACAAATGACCCACACCATGGTTGGAAGTTAGCCTTGGTAAAGGCACCATACTTTGTTTCATTATCTTTAGGTCCTTCAATGACACCAAGTTGTGACTTGGCTGTCTCAATAAAATCTAAACGCTGACCCACTATGCACTCGCTTTCTTGTCAACCTTAGCAAAGGCTTCGTTAATTTCTTCTGCTGATAAGTTGCCGTCTGCTAGGTAGAAACGAGCAAGTGCTTCAAGAACTCGTGCTGCACCAAGTGCACCAGCAAGGACTCCTGCTTGCCATACTTCAATACCTACAAGTGAACCAGCGCCAATAACACCTAGCGCTTCGGCTGCAATAACAGCCATGATTCTCATTAGTACACTCTTAAGTGTTTCCATTATTATTCCTTAGGGTTGCGTAGTTTGAAAGTGATAGTCCATACAATCAGGGCTAACACGATTGAATAACCAACAACTGTTTTGGCTGAGCCTTCAAGGACTACCCAGGCAATGAACATGCCGAGGAGAGTCCACAGTTGGTTGGCAATATCAGATAGAAAGTTCTTCATGGTTTTCTCCTAATCACTGCTGATGCTGCAGCGGTTGCTGCTGCTTGGGTTGCGATGTTGCCTGCGATGATGGCTGCAACAACCACCTTCTCGGCTTCTTCACGGACCTCTGGGGGAAGGTCAGCACCTACTGAACCAAGAGCAGTGAGTGCTGCGATTGGGTCGGTAAGTAAGTTTTGTACAAATTCTGCTGGGTTTTGTAACAATTCCACAGCCATTGCGACTTGCGCTGTAACCACCACGCCATTAGCCAGTTCAACTGGTGTATCAGGTGCTAGACTTTCAAGGTTGACATCATCAACATTTACTATTGGAGGTTCGGATGGAGTGGATTCTTCTATTGGCTCATCTACAGCAGGTGCTTCTGGCTCTGGCTCTGGTGCTGGGTCTGGTTCTATAGGTGGAAGTTCAGGCTCAGGTTCAGGAGTTACAGGAGCAGGAGGTTCTTCTGCAGGAGGCTGAGGTGCCTCCTCTGGAGGAGTCTCTGGCATCGGTTCGGGTTCTGATGGCTGGACTGGAGGCTCGTATTCGGGCATTGGGCGGGGTCCTGGCACAGGTTGAGGCTGAGGTTCTGGGCTTGGCACTGGGTCTGGGATTACGACAGGCGGTTCTGGAACAGGGGCAGGTGGTACTGGTACAGGAACCACGGGTGTTGGTTCCAAAACAGGAACAACAGCAACCTGAGTTACACCTGCTTGCTCAAGAGTTACTATAGTTCCATCTGTTAATCGCGCACCTGTGCGCTCATTACCCAGCAAAGGTCCTTCTACATTGTATGTATATGCAACGGTGCCATCTGTTTGAATCTGTGCAGTAATAACAATGGCAGTTACATCGCCAGCATAGGTTCCATAAGGACGGTATGCGCCGTCTACTTGAAAGCCACCATCACTTACATTGATAATAAAATGTGTATCAGGCATGCGAGTAGGCAAAGCCCACCAGTCGCGTGATTCAATAGAGATAGATGGAGTGACTGGATAATCCCAGTATGTGCCATCAGGTCTACCAAATGTAATGACTGAGTTGGTTGTGGCATATACATCTTGATAAGTAACGCCATCAAATACAACTGCTACTGGTAGTGGAACTCTATACGATACATCATCTCCACCTGCGGTAACAATAGTAGTAACCGTTGGTACATCTTCTGCCCTTGCCATCATGGGAAACAAGAACATAGAGTTAAAGAGAATAAAGAATACTGTTAAACTGTTGCGGAACTTTGGGGGAAGTTTCACTTTAACCTTTCAATTATTTATTTAATAACATTTCGTAGATGCGGTCTACGCGCTCCTCTAATCTGTCAACGGAATCTCGGAGGCTTGACCCAGAATTGGGGCGGAGTTCGCTAAGATAATGCTTTACTAACCAGCGAACTGATGCAGTAAAACCAACAACTAAAGTTGTAATGGAAACTGCTAGTGCAGCCCAGTCTGATGCTGTCATGTTTAAACTACCGTTCTTGCTATGATTTGTATGATGCCACCAAAGCCTGTGTAGTTACGGTTTGATGGAGTGGAACGAGTGAAAGTAACTTGGTCAATGATGACTTCAAATGGGTCGCCACCTGCGTTGAAGTCTTGGAGGATAACTGTTTCTCCCATGGCTTCAATAGTTTCTAGTGCGCTAAGGCGTTCCTTTGAGTAACCTTCATAGCCAATGATTTGTCCTGTCTTATCTGTTTCTTTGTCAAAGCAAAAGAGTGGGATTTGCAGGATGCGTGCACGAGTAGGCGTTGGCAAAGCCTTAACAGCAATGCCCACTACTACAGGACCAGTGGTTGCATCAGTAGTGTTACGAGTAAGAGTAAGTTTAAACGATGCATCTGGTCCTGCTTCTGGGTAAGCATCATTTAAATCAATATCAGCAGTGGTGCTAGTGCCTTCATAAAGTGTAGTCACAACTGTGTCTGCAGTTGCACCAATCTTATAGACTTCAATGTCACCATTTGCTAAGTCATCAGTAGTACGGATACGGATACGCTTCCATGCTTTGTTTTCCATGGTGTCATAACGAATACGACCAGTGCGGATTTGTCCTGATGTAACTAGGTCTGTTGGATGTTGCAACCAAATACCAGAGCCAGAGATTGCAAAAGCAACTTGGTTACCATCACCAAGAATACGAACACCTTTAACAGCGCCAGTAATACCATCGGCAAAGACATCTGTTGCACGGGCATACACACCTGTGGATATAGGCTGAGCGTAGCCAATAAGAGTAAGTGGTTGACCAAGGTTAATGCGTGTTGTACCTGAACTGGTATTTACTCCGTTGGTATTGCCAGCCCAGATATAAGAGTCGCGCCCTTCAAAATCATAAACACCGTTCTCATTGTGAAATACCAGTGGTCCATAGTTCATGTCACCGTTTTGGTCTAGTGTTGCAATGCGTGCACCTTTGTTTGTGCCAAGCATAAGGTATGTGCCAAGGTATGTATAAAGAGATAATACTATTTCACCGCGTGGCATGACGGCAGCGGTAACAATAGTTCCTAAAGCGCCAGTATTATCTACTGCTAATTTAAAAATACTAGAGTGTTCGCCAGCATAGCCACCTAAGTAGATAGCATTAGAGCCTTCTGTAATGGAAGTCCATGTCCATAATGTGGGCATGACGGTTGAACCATTGATAAGAGTTCCATGGCTTGAAGCCATTGTTGATTTAATATCACTGGCTGCACCACCACCTTTATCTGGAAATAAAAGTTGATACGCTGAGTATGTTCCATTGGTAAATTTAAATGCAGCAACAATACGGCTTTTAACATATTTAAGAACTGCATGGTCTGCAGTCAAACTATTGTATGTATATTGTTTATGTGTTGTGCCATCAGATAATTTAATATCGTATACACCAGCAGTGGTAGCAACATACAAGTATGTACCATCAGATGTGGTACCAAGGATTGTTTCATTGCTAATAGAGGCAAAGGTAACAAGGGCGGTAGATGTACCAGCGCTTGTAATTTTATAGATTGCATTAGTTTGTGCTACGCGTGGTGCCATATCTGTAGCAACAAGGAAGGCAACGCCAGAGGTATCAGCACCTGTATCTATCTTGCAGTTACCGCTAAAAGCCTGAACAAGTGTGGTCTTTTTAAGTAGGTTGATTTGTCCTGGAGTCCATGGGTCAATGCCGTATGAGTCACGGAAACGGAAACGAACTTCGTTATCGTTACCTTCCATTGGCTCAGTAAATTGAACACCTTCACCATAGTGCCAAGAAGATTGGCTGCGTGTCCAGTAACCTGAACCAGCAAGTGTGTGTTCACCTGGGTCACGCATTTGGTCTACACGCTGAGCACGGAACTCTGCAGTCTGTCGTTTGTATGGAGTGTTGTCTGTTACTGCCATGATAAATGGCAAACCACCAATAGCCATGTCAAAGGCGTTACCGTTTAAGTCATAGTATGTAGAGAGGCGACCAGATAAATCAATTATCGTGCGCTCGGATATATCGGGTGAACGACTAGCCACTGTATCTCCTTAGGGTATTAAGACATAAAAATATGAGCAGTTTAAACCCATGCTCAGGGGGATTTAAGTATTGTTTATTTGTATTCTTTGCGATTCCAAAATTGTCTTTTATAAGAATTAAAAAATAATGTTTTTAATTTTGCATACAAAAGTTCTTGTTCTTTTATTTCTTTATCAGAACCTATTTTAGATTTCCAAGAATCTCTTTTAATTGGTATAAGTTGAGCAATTGGAGTTCCTGCTGGAATTAAACCTTCCCATGTAATATCATTTAATATAAATGGAAAATTAACAGGGGCTGTATAAGAATCAGTATCTACTATTCCTGGCAATATGGTAAAAATTCCATTTGGATTATGCATGGGGGGGGTAAATAAAGTTGAATATCCAGGCGGGGTTTTAATTGAATAAGGATTATTCCATTTAGCGTAAGGTGCTTCATTTTTATTTGGATGTAATGGTGCTTGTTGCAATGGGTGAAAAGCAATTGCATTTTGTTCCGCCCAAGTATAATATGGCAAGTTGTCTTTATATTCAACTTGAACATCTACTTGAGTATAAATAATATACCCTGATGTCATTGCATCAAATACTGGAATACATTTTTTTATTGTTACTGGAATAATGCCAGCAATAGTAATTTTTTTTCCATTTTCGCCAACATATTCTGGAGTATTTTTATACCACTCTGGTACTTCTTTTATTGCTGGTTTAGGTGGATAAAAATTAAATCCAAGTATATTTGTAAATGTTATTTCTTTTGCCATGCTTGTCCTTTGTTTGTTTTATCTAACTAGGACATACACTCTACCAGCACTTGCTGCTCCACCAGCACCACCATTAGCAACGCCACCAGCAGCATAGGATTCACCGCCACCGCCACCGCCACCGCCACCTGCGCCAAAGAGTGTTGCAGCAGCGCCAGCAGAACCTGAAGTTTGAATGGTTCCGCTGTCATTGCCCTCTCCACCAGTACCACCAGTACCACCGCCATTGCTTCCTGCACCGCCAGCGCCTGGTGTAATGTTATTGTTGGTAACATTTTGTGAACACTCACCAGAACCGCCACCACCGCCAGAGCCAATAGTAAATTGAACGCTTGTTCCAGCAAGTGGAACATTTGTAGAATCAAAAGTTTTGGTTGCTCCAGCGCCACCAGCAATACCGCTTTGGTTTGCTCCAACTGCAGTACCAGCATTACCTCCTGTAGCGCCATTAGTTAATGATATATTTGTTGAAATGTTTGATGCAGCATTTCCTCCAGTTGCTCCGCTTGCACCATTGGCAGTAACAACATCAACAGCATCATAGGTAACTTTTGAAATTCCACCAGCAGCGCCAACTGTTATGCTTGCGGTTTGTCCAGCAGTAACGGGAATTTCCCATGCTGCTGCAATCGCACCAGAACCACCACCAACACCTCCAGCACCTGATGTTGAATTGTGTATACCTGGATTACCACTTGTTCCTGCTGCACCACCAGAAACGGCAACAACAAACATTTTTGTTTTTCCAGATGGAATTGTATAATTTTGCGTTGAGTTAGCGGTAAGCACAAGGGAGTAAGTAGCAGGTGGAGTAACTGCACCTGATGAAGTAGTACGCCCCGCTTGACCATTTGCATTTTGTGCTCGCATTGCATATGTATAAGGAAGTCCACCTGTTGACCCAGTAATTGTTGCTGGGCTACTTGTTACAGTTTGAGTAACAGTTGTTCCTCCAGTAGCGGTTCCAGTTACAACATAAGATGTTGCAGCAGCACCAATAGTTGCAGAAGTAAATGCTAAAGTAACATCTGATGTTATTGCAGATGTTGTTGCAGTAACCGCTGAAGGTTCTGTTGGTCTAGCAACGCTAGTTGTGCCTGATGAAAATAATCCTTGTGCCATATTAGAACTCGCTTCCGAATATATTAAATACTGCTAAGCCAGAATAAGACTCAACGCTTACAACATCTGTTGTTGCAAGAGTTATGCCTAATGTTAATGATAAAGAATCTACCGCTGGAACAGAGATGTCATAAGCAATGTAATGCTTATTATCTATTGCTGCGCCAGAAGGTCTGATTGCTATACGATATGTTGTTGAAGTCGGTCCAAGATTTGTAACAACAATTGTAGATACTACTGCAGAACTTGCTGCAGGAACAGTATACAGTGTTGTTAATGTATTAGCACTAGGCTGGACCTGCCCTAGAACTTTATATGTTGTAGCCATTTATGCTCCCATCAGCATTAGTGTGTCGTAGATTTGCGCCCCGCCTTGGACTGCGCCCCAAGAAGGAGTAGTGCCATCAGTGGTTAGATATTTGCCTGAGTTGCCAGTTTGTGATGGCAATGCTGTTGTGTATTCGCTATAAATAATAGCGCTTGTTCCAATGGTAATTGGATTTGTACTTGCGTTAATAAATGTTTTGCCAGAGTTAAGAGTTCCGCCAGTACAAAATACAACATCGCCATTAGCCATTTCGCCAGCAGGGTTATTGTCAGCATCTGTAGCACGAGTAAGGACACAAGCAACTCCAGTAGCGCCTAGTGTTGTTACAGTATAGATTCCATTTTGAGTATTAGTTGTTTGTGACTTAACAAGGATTCTATCGGTAAGTGCTACGGTAACGCCATCAAAAGTAAATACTCCAGTTGTGCTAGAAGTAAGAGTGGCTCCTACTCCTGATGTTCCATTGTTATATGTAGCAGCAAAGTTAGTATTAGTTGCTGCCTTAACTGGTGCATGATAGTTAGTGTTTCCAACTACAGCATCTACATATTGTTTAGTAGCAAGACCTAAAGCAACGCTTGGGTCAGCATCGGCAACAATACCACTAAGAGTTTTATTAGTAAGTGTTTGTCCTGAGTTAGTGTCAACTAAAGTTTTAGATGAAGGTATGGTTGTTGAGTTAATAGTTAAATCGTTAATGTTTGTATATGTAGTAGCAGATGCAATAGTTGTACTACCAAGGGTAGGTGATGAGTAAACGCTAGTAGTAGCAATTTGTACCCAAGCGGAACCCGACCATACATACATATTGTTTAATGTTGAGTTCCAATAGATAGCACCAACAAGAAGTGTGTTGCCATCATTGTCCATTGTTGGAGCAGATGACTTGCTGCCAAGGTAGCGGTCATCAAAGTCATCAAATGTAGTTGCTGCAGATGATGCGCTTGTAGCAGCAGAGGCAGCACTTGTTGCTGCTGCGGTCTGACTTGTTAAAGCAGATGATGCAGAAGTAGCAGCACTTGTAGCAGAAGTTGCTGCTGCAGTTTGAGAAGTTAATGCTGATGAAGCAGATGTTGCTGCGCTAGTTGCACTTGTAGCAGCAGCGGTTTGACTTGCGCTTGCAGAAGTAGCACTTGTAGCAGCAGCGGTAGCAGATGCAGCAGCAGAAGTTGCAGATGTTGCAGCAGCAGTGGCTGATGCAGCAGCGCTTGTGGCTGATGTTGCAGCAGCAGAAGCAGAGTTAGCAGCAGATGTTGAGTAACCTGCAATAGTTGCAACAGATGCAGCAGCAGTAGAAGCACTTGCTGCAGCAGATGTAGCCGAAGTAGCAGCAGCAGTAGCACTTGCTGCAGCACTTGTAGCGCTAGTAGCAGCAGCCGTTGCAGAGGCAGCAGCGCTAGTAGCGCTAGTGGCTGCAGCAGTCTGTGATGTAAGAGCAGAAGATGCGCTAGTTGCAGCAGCGCTTGCGCTGGATGCAGAAGATGTCGCTGAGGTTGCTGCGCTAGTTGCTGATGTAGCAGCAGATGTAGCGCTAGTTGCAGCGGATGCAGCAGAGGTAGATGCAGCAGTGGCTGAGCCAAGGATTGCATCTACATAATTTTTAGGTGTTGCAGATGAAGCAACCATGCCAGCAGATGAAAGACCAGTGATTGTTCCTGCACCGCTAATAACAATAGATGCTGTTGAAGTTACTGTACCTGTAAGAGTAGCACCGTTAATGGTTGGGGTTGTAAGAGTCTTACGAGTAAGAGTTACTGCTTGGTCTGCGCCAACTACTGAACCATCGCCCGATACAAGTCCATGCACATGTGTTAAACCAGCATTAGAAAGAATAGCAGTATCAGAATCATAGCCACGGGCTGCTTGGTGAGTTTGTTCTTCTTTAAAGTCACGAGCAGAAACACCATGGCGTACAGATGTACCAGCAGCGTGGGCAACAGCCTGTGTATTATCTTGTCCACGAGTAATAGTAAGAGTAGTAGATGATGCAGCGGTTACTGTAACTACTTCTTCTTTATTGGTATCTGGTCCAAGAATAAGTGTGTAAGGAACGGTTGATGGAAAACCGCTGACGGATACAACAGAAACGCTTGGGGTTGTATCGCCAGTTGCTGCCGATGTCATTGAGTTGACTAGCGTTGTTTCTATTGCGGTAGCGGAAAAGTTCCGCTTGAGTGTACCTGGGTCGCCTGCTGCCATGGGGGTGCCTTATCTCTGGTAGTGTGAACGAATTGGGAATTGACGGCGTTGGTTCTCCGCCACTTCGTTTAAACGAGTGTTGTAAACATTGAACAAGAAGCGTGCTGCGTTCTCTCCGCTTCGTGAGCCACGCTGGTTATCAAGCACATCTGCTTCTGCAGAGAGCGCACCAAGGCGTGATGGGTCTAGGAAAGAAATCATACGAAAGGCTGCGCCATAGACAACTACATCTTCTGAGTAGTCAGGCATGCCAGTTATTGTTGAGTATTCTTGGCTTGTTGCAGTAGTTAAATCAAATACTGTTGGGCGCTTTGAATAAGCCACATTGACTGTACGCCCAGGTACTACTGGTGAGTAAATACCAAGTGAGTGTCCAAAGTTTGTACCATCGCCAAAGGCTGTTGGGTTGGCTGTGCGGTCTAATTGCCAAGCACGAACTGGTAGCCACTCTTTAGATGGACCAATTACTTGATGGCTTACAGCCAATACATTTTGTACTGCATCTGGAATATCATAAGTTGTACGAGCAGCAATGTATGAGAACTGGTATTGACCAATAGCAAATACGCTTGGGTACATTGCATTGAGTGTGTCGTTAATAGCACGCTTAATTTCATAGCGTGGAAACAATGGAGCAACCATTACTTTAGATGAATTATCATGTACCGCTGCTATTGTACCGCGTTGCCCGCGACCCCATGGTGCAAGGGTAAGAGTATTGTCAATGTTGCTAGTAGAGTTAACATACATAATCTCATCGTCAATTTGAACAAAACCACGGCTTACAACATTGGCATCATTGACAGAAATGGTGGTCTGTGTTGTAGTTGTTACAGCACCAGTTAACCATGTAGTTGATTCCATGTTAAGGCTGTAGCCGTGAAGGAGTGTATCCACACGGTCAGTAATTTGTTCAAGGGTGCTCACAGGTTAATGCTCCTTAAGGCTGATACGGCTGACTTGCCTGTGGTACTAGCAAGTTCATTGCATACGGCATTTAAATCTTTATACTTATCTCGCGTGCGAGTAGAATCAGCCTTGTAATTAAGAGCAGCCAAAATTCCTAGACCAGTAGTGCCAGCATATTTATTTGCTGCTCCCTGTGCCTCTAGGAAAGCAGTGCGTGCTGGGTATGTACCAGAATTAGCAAGTCTATTTAATTCAGCAACGAGTGTTGAACCTTCATAACCTGTAGCCATTACCATTTCACCTTATCTGCCCAGTACGCAGCAGACATTTTGCCTTTGGCAATGTTGCTTGCGTGACGAGCCTTAAATGATTTTTGTCTTGCTGTTGGCGTATGGTCGCCTGTAACACCCTGCTGACCAAAGCGAATAGTTTTGACCTTATCGCCTTCTTTAGCCACAACTACATGTGACTTTGTTGGATGACTTGGTGTGCGCTTAGGCTTATTGAAACCTGACACTCCTGCTCGCTTTAGTCTTGGGTCTGACATTTATTTTCCTTTAACCTTCTTAAGATTTGGATTCTTCTTCTTTGCTGCAGCACTCGCTCCACGAGCACCAGCAGCGAGAATTGCACCCGCGTTCTTCATTGGGATGCCTTGTTTTTTTGCTATTGACTTTTGGGCTGCTTGAAAGCCCATGCCTTTTGCCATTACTTATCGCCAAGAGTGACTGGCGGAGTATTGACATCACGCCCACCAATGCCATAAGGGTTAATTGTTCCATAGTTGTCGTCTTGGTTAACGACTGTACTCCCACATCCACATGTTGCACACATAATTATTTACCCTTTTTCTTCATCATCATTGCAAAACCAACTTTAGTTTCGCGGGCTTTTTCAGCCTTTGATTCACCTTTTTTCATTTCAGCCTTTTTAATTTTTGCTGGTTCTTTCTTTTCGTACATTGCGTACGCTGCTTTTTTTGACGGTTTTTTTGCTGTTGCCATATTCGTTCCCCTTTTGTGTGATTACTTTGACATCTCCACCGACACTAATGTTGTAATCAGCAGAAATTTTAATTGCCCTGCGAGCAGCAAACTCTGCTGCTTTCATAGAGTTCTTGCTAAAGCCAGTGGCTAATGCTCCAAGGGCTAAACTGCCACCGCTTCCTACGGCGTATAAACCACGGTCATCTCGTGACCAGAGGAAATCTTGGTCTATCTCATAAAGTATTCCGTTTAAACAGATAAGAGCATCAAAGCCAGAATCTTTATCTTTAATAGTATCTGGGTCATACCCATGCTCTTTCATAACTTCACGCAGTGAAGGAAGAACTTTGGTTTGTATAAATGCATCTATGTGAATTGATTTAGTAAACTTAGGTGGTGTCCAAAAAAAGTTTGCTATGTTGCCAGCAATGGCATCGCCTGAGAAGGCAAATACATAATCACCTTTTTTAACAACCTTATCCATACCTTTGGCATAGTACGGTTTGTCATCATAGGTAGTCATGGAATCTGCTGCTATTACTGCCCAGCCTTTTCCCTGAATACCTACGATGGCAGTCATGTTTACCCCTTAAAACTATTAGTGTTTGCATCGT